TGGGTTTTTAAATTCGCCTTCTAATACCACACTCAAATCTTCTGCCACGCCCACAATGGCCGTGGTTTTGTCGTCGCCGGTGATTTTGATCAAGTCAATGCAGCCAAGATCGTGTGTGTGTTCTACCAAGTCTTTAAGATAATCTCTCATGCTTACTCCTATGTTGTATGATTATATAGATTTTTTTACTGATTAGCAACTATTTTGGCCAAGCTCTGGCCGCCTCTAACGGATTCAATTTCGCCAGGTCTGCGTATCTCCATCCAGCACACATTGCCTGTGGCACGTTGATAGTGAGTGATTTCAAATCCTGCGTTATGGCAATGCTGCCGAATCACCTTGCCGGGTGTGTAGGTCATCAAACTACTTTCAGCCAAGGCCACACCGTGCGCCCAGTCGCAGTCATTGAAGGTAAAGATTGCTACACCGCCAGGTCGCAAGCACTCAAACAGGCTGGTTAGATATCTGCACATCACAGCAATGGGCTTGTAGTTGAAGTAGTTGTAGGCTAGTACAAAACCAAACTGACCACGCGGCAGTTGCCACAACGGGTCATCGTTGGCATAGTCATTGATCACGTACGGTCGTAATCTGCGCTGATAGCCTGGACTAAAAGCGTCAATAGCAGGCTGCAACAAATCAATGTGTTGATCCACTAGATACAACGGATCCAGTGGCACAAGATCTTCAATAAATTTTTCCTGTGCTGGTCGAAAAATCATTCCAGGTGTGCGCCAGTCGGTGTATCGCAACACACGACCTTTCAACGTCATGGCACTATCAGCATCAATGGTCATGCGCCGTGATAGAATGTAGTCTGTGGTTTCAAATATCATTTCTTGTTCGTACAACAACTGGCTGGTTTGATATTGTGCTGCCTCAGCTGCGGCAATTTGATCACATACTGCCGAGCGCAGCTCATCCAAGACCTGCTGTGCATGAACAAATTGCTGTGAAATTTGATCTACGGTGTGACAAAACGCCTGGCTGCGTTCGCTGATTTGCACAGCATGATTGGCCACCACATGATTGATTTCATGAAATTTTTTAGCCAATGGATCATGTTCAGCTGTGAGATTCACACTGTCCAACAAGTTCAAGTAGCCAACAAGTTCGCTGAGTTTCATTCGAATGAGAATAGTGCAGTAAATGTGTTTTCTGTGTTGGTAGCTGAAGCCAAATCCCAATTCAGTACACCCAACAAGTTGTCAACTTTTTTGTCCACCACAGTGGCTTCCATGGCGTCATTGTCAAATGGCAGTTCAGTAAACCAAGCGGGCAGACGTTGCTCGTCTGTAGGATAGCCAATTGATGTCCAGCCCAAGGCGTTGCTTTTAAGTTTGCACACAATAGTCTTCATGCCATCAACAATTTGCATACTATAGTTGTCTGAGTTCATTCTTCGCAAGTTGTTCCAATTCAGTGCGGCTCGCACATGCCCAGGCATGTTGGCTTTGCCTGCCTTGGCTTCTTCGGCTGCGTAGTTGGTCAAGTTGTTTACCCGCTTGGGTGATCCTTTTTCCCAACCTGGACGTTCCATAAATTGGTACTTGAACGCACGAATGTGTTCCACGAGCTCGTCCTTTTGCGCACCGGCCAGCAGTTTATTTAGAATTTCCAACAAGAAGTCTTGAATAACCTTGGGTGTATCACTGCGTTTCAAGTCCAGGCCAGTGGCTTTGGTCTTGCCAATTTTACCGTTGACGTCTAGTCGCATGTTTTCAATGTCAATGGCGTTGACAGCATAGCGTTTTTTGGTGATGAACAATCCGCGGTCCGCCACAGTTTCACGACCAGCCTTGATCAGTGAGCCCATGTCTCTAGGGCAGTGAAACGCACGTTCCATGTAGCCCGGGAATGATTCGTTAACTTGGTCTGCTAGGGAGTCGTAAAGTTGGATACAAATCTCTTTTGACCAAGCCATGCGACCCTCTTCTACTTCTTTTTTCAGCACAGGCCATGCACTGAAGTAACATGAATCTGTGTCACCATAGATAACAGCCTCACCTACGTGATTGTATTCACCAGTGATACATTCATTCAAGTATGCATCCATGTGCCGGGCAATACTACGTCCTGTGAGTGTGGTGCTCTGTCCAATGCGTTTGTCAAAGAACCTACATCCAGGATTCAAAATAGCACCATACAACGAATTCAAATTAATCTTCTTGACCAACTGACGCTTGTCCCAGAATGCAATCTCTTTGGCATCAGTTGCTGACTTCTTCTTGGCCTGCATGTCTTTGCGTTCGCTGTACCAACGTTCCAACAAGCCGGGAATGATACCTTTCTTTTCATAACTCAGGATTGTACCATTGGCGGTGAGTATCCAAGGTTGATTTGAGTCAAAGATCAGGCTCCAAACTTCTGCGGCGCTGTGTGTGGTTTCTTCACCCGACTCCCAGTCAATGGTGATTTCTGTGCCAATTTCGTTATTCATCACAGAGGTATACTCTAGTGCAGCAAACAATCCCTCCCAAGCTTCAGCAAACTTGCCCCCGTTTTTAGACATTTGCTCACGGATGTACTGGTTGGTCAGGGTCTGACGCAGTTGACCCACAATGGTTTCTGGTCCCATGTTCATGGCACGAATTGCCGACGGATACAATGAGTTGATGTCAACACTGCCTACCCACTCGTGCAAGCCCTTGCGAGGATATGCCACATAAGCACCGGCGGCTTGATTGTCTGCTGAGTCGTTGCGTTGCTTGCGATTGGGCACAACCATGCCACGTTCGTGTGCTTCGTTTATGATGGCCTGCTCAGTCACTGCTACCGCACCCATAGTGGTCTGCAACAGCACAGTGTTAGCATGTGCCAGTTCGCTGGCCAGTTCCAAAAAGCGCAGTTTTTTATCCAGTCTGTCCAAAAGTGCTGTATCTTGCCGGTTGTATCGAATAAACGTTGTGAAGTGTTGATTGTAAAGTTGATCCAAGGTGCCTTCGAACTGTGTCTTACGTTCGCCTAGTTCGTATTCGGCAATGGCATCCAGGCTGTAACTATGACGTTCTTCGTAAGTGTATTTGCGATACAGTTGCATATAGTCCATATGCACTCGACCCACCAAGTCGTAAGTTTCGTTTTCAGCACCAAACCGTTCAAACATGCGCTTCTTGGGAAATTGTCCCCACAAACAAAACTTGCGTGTGTCATCCTTGGTCAATACTCTTGTGATGCGATTGATGGTGTAGGGTATGTCATAGCCTTCTGAGTTCCAGCCACTGAGTACGTCGGCGTCGTCAATCAAGTCCAAGAACATCTTCAACATGTCTGCTTCGTTATCAAACAATATGGTGTTTTCAAACTCTGCAACCATTTCCTGTGCAGTGACCATGCTCAAATGTTTAGGCGGCACAGCCAGTGTGACCATTTGATCCAACCAGTTCAAGTATACTGATATGGCAGTGATGCTGTTGAAAGGATCTTCTACCGGTGAAAAGCCACGCACTGAATCGAACGCAACTTCAATGTCAAAGAATGCTGTGTGTAGTGCAGGTGCGTCTTGATCTTTGTAATTTTCTTCAAAGCAACGAAAGATGGGATTGATGTCCGACTCATACAATTGTTTGCCGCTGTGCATGCGAACTTCCTTGCGAAACTCTTTGTTGTTGCGTGTTGAAAATCTTGACACAGGTGTGCCGTAGATGCTTTGAAACTTGCCACGTGGATCATCAAAATAAAAGATGTAGTTGGCTGGATACTCTTGGTATCGGCGAACGCCGTCTCGGCGTTCTACCACGTGAATGCGATCGTGCTCACGATCAAATAGTGCGTCAATATAACTCATTTGTCTCCGTTTGTGGCCGGTATAGCCTTGCTACATGTTCGTGACGTGAACGACTCGTTGCTGTTGAAAGCAATATTTATAATGTCTTGCCCACAGTTTCAAGAATTGTTTCCAACAGTTCTTGATCTTGTTTGGTCTTGCCAAACTCGGCCTTGTGTGCCACTCTAATGGCTTTTTTCAACACAGCTGGTTTGATTTCCAACTCTTCTGCAATGGCCTTGATGGTATCGGTCAAGCCGCCTTGCAAGGTATCAATCTCGTGCATCACGGCCATACCTTCATTGATGATCTGAGTCAATTTCAATTTTTGATCGCCGTTGAATGTTTTGTTATCCATGTTATACTCCTAAAACACTAGTATAACACAGAAATTCATG